TACCAAAAGAATTAATTTTTTTCAACCAATATCTCAAAATCTGGATCATTTTTTAAAGCGATCCAACGATGGTCACCCGTGGGGCTAAACACCATTGCAAAAGGTCCTGGCAGCGAACGGTGTTTGATTGTTTGAATACGGTCGCGAATCTCGCTGATCCAAAACTCCGTACCAAACTGCTGGATGCGATTCTTACCGTGTTTGCTCTTACCTTTGAGCTGGATTTTATCACCTATTTGCATAGTATCTCTCCTTTGCTTGCTCCGTTGTCTCACTCACTATAATCATTATCTTACAGTGGAGATTAAATGTCAAGCAAAATTATTCATATCCCCGAAAATTTTTGATAGACCACTTTTCAACAATCGGCGTACCATCGCCGCCTTCGTCTACGACCACATACGCTACAGTCTTCTTAACAAGACCAATACGAGTTTCGTCGTTACCAACGAAAATCTTGTGGGGATATTCATCAGCAAACCAATCATCATTCTCAGCAAACTCAAACAAGTGATCATACTCCTTTTCTCGGAACTGACCCAGAACTTTAGAGTCAATTCCAATCGTGCGACGGTCGTTGGTATAAGGAGCAAACGCCATATCAATCCTCCCACTTGACAGTGAAACTAACCTTCGCCTCAGCATTCCGCTTGGCGATATCGAAGGTTTCGTACATCTCTACGAAATTTTTGCCAATCCAAAGTTCGTATTCATCATTAATGTTTTCAATGATATCAACTTCACTTTCGGCATTGGTAGCCATCCAAGCGGTCTTGATATCGATGGCTTTGGTGTCGTATTTGGCAAATTTCATCATGTTTCTGTCTCTCTCTGTCTCATTCACTATAATCATTATACTCGATGGAGATTAAATGTCAAGCAAAATTATTCATATCCCCGAAAATTTTTGATAGACCACTTTTCAACAATCGGCGTACCATCACAACCACATCATCCGATCGTGATGGGGTAAGAGTGGCTATCGTCATCAATGGATGCGACGGATTCGATGAGAGACTTGCACTCCGCGAAGGATGCCCACCGCCCCGCATAGTCGCCGTATTTTACGAACCAAGTTGAAGGATCGTCATACGCCCGCTCGATATAGGCGACTGGCGAGGTGTTCGTCGTTTTGTGGGCTCCGGGGCAGAGGCATGTGGTTTTTACGCGGCTGGTCATGTTTCTGTCTCTCTCTGTCTCATTCACTATAATCATTATACTCGATGGAGATTAAATGTCAACAGTTTTTTTATGCAATCTCCAAATTAAGTTCGTCCACCTCATCAAAACCAAAACTTGCAACCATGTGGTACATGCCGTTCTCATCCATGATCACATCACCAACACTCAGGCTGTGCATGGGAAGAAACCGTTCGATGTTCTCTTCTGGACCCATATTACCAACATGGAACACACCATCAAGGCTATTAGCGGTGATGTTGCTGACATGCTCATAGTAACCTTTCTCAAAGGCTTCCTTGACCAGATGTCCAACAGGTTTACCAAACGACATATCAATCTTCATACGCAGCACGTTCTTAGAAACAGCGCCATGGTCACCGGTGCGGTTGATGGTGTCAACTTCTTCATCGGTGAGGTTGATCTGGAAAACTTTGTAAATGCCTGTCATGTTTCTGTCTCTCTCTGTCTCATTCACTATAATCATTATATACGGTAGAGATTAAATGTCAACAGTTTTTTTACGATTTTGGAGATTTTTTTTCGGGCTTGGGCTGTACTGTTACCTCATGAAACCCTTCACCGGCAATCGTGGCACAAATCGTTTTTTGTCTCTCTATATAACCAATACGAACAATGGTAAATGAACCCGTTTCAACATTTGCCCATATTTCCACCATAAATCTGCTATTGTCCGTAATTCCTCTATATAAAACTTTTTCTTCATATGTCTCAATAAGAGGTGTGATAGCATCATCATAAGGAACACAGGTAACTCGTTGAGCAGCGGCGGTGTTAGTGAAACCTACTGAAAACAGCAGGGTTAGGATGAACAAGATTCTTTTCATCGTAGAATCCTCTAATAGCATCGACCAGCGGAGAGATATAATCGTCTCTCTTGCCGAGAAAAATTTGTGGTTCCGATTCCTGGTCTACTGCTATTAAAACGACAAATCGATCCACCGGCGTACCTGTTAGTTCTTCAAACATCACACAATATGCGGTACATTGCATAAAATAATTATCGATCCAATCACGTTTCTTTAATTTACGAGAAGTCTTGAAATCAACGATTGACGCTTTACCATTCCATTTACAGACAAGATCTACTCTACCCGCTATACCAAGATACTCAGAATATAACGGAACCTCTTGCCCATAAACCTCTTCTATCATACTATCTAGTGTATTTTGAACACTTAAAAACATCTCCTTATCTAAAGGAGACTTGAAAACAGGTTCAACATTATTTATATAGTCTTCACAAATTTTATGAAGCCTAGTACCTCTGGAAGATGCTTGTCCTGAAATTCGATTTGCCTCTTCTTCACCAACTTTTTTTCGCCATGCCATAATACCGTCACGAGACAACCGACCAAGAACAGTGGTGATAGAAGGTAAGTCACCGGCAGGAGTATGATACATCCTGCCGGTTTCCTTATTCGTTGTTGCCTTGATATCAGGTAAACTTATTTGGCGATGAATAAATTTCATCATCTTGGATAACCTTCATCAAACTCCCATCCTAAAAAAGTGTTATCGTTTTTATTAGGAAATAAAGGGTCTACATCGCCGTAACCATATAAAAAATCATTAGCATACTTTATTTTGGATACTTGTTTTGTAATTTCTTTATTCAACTGATCTAGTGTCGAGGGCGGAACTAGATTAACTCCAACCTTTTCTCGCCAACGAGTACCGTGAACTACATTCATATAACAATCTAATTGTTTTTCAATCAGTTCCAATAGATACTCATTTGTATATTTTCGAAGTTCATCTGCTTTATATGGAATTTCCCGATCTTCTTCATTACGTACACAGTAATCTAAAACAAGTTCAATCAACTTTTCGCGCATATCTACAAAACTCCCTGCTTTGCTTTTGAGATTATATAGTCTTTCACGATACTGCTTCGCACAATATCGTCTTCCTCAAACTCTACTGTTTGAAACTCTTCTATTGTATCAAGAATTTTCATAAATGTCAATAATCCTTTTCTTTCTTCATCTCTAATAAGATCACTCTGTCTAAAGTCACCACAGAACATAATACGACTATTTTCACCAAGTCTGGTAATGATAGAATCCAACTCATGGAAGTTTAAATTTTGAGCCTCATCAACTATTACAATCGTATCATCTAATGTTAGTCCACGAATATAAGATGTTGTAACAAAGTTGATAAGATTCTTTGTTTTCAGAATCTCGTATGCATCGCCTCTTCCAAATAATTCACTACAGATGCTAGAGTATGGCGCTTCGTATACTTTGGATTTTTCTTTTTCGCTTCCTGGTAGAAATCCCATATCTCTTGTTGGGACTACCGAGCGAACAATGGTAACATTATGTTGGTCGCAGTCTTGGCTTAAAACGTCAGACAGTGCTAAGTAGAGTGATATGAAGGTCTTTCCTGTTCCTGCAAGACCATGCAGTAGAAGATTATATTCTTCGTCATAGTGATCAAAGGCTCGTTTTTGATTTTGTGTTTTCGGTTGAATAGATCGTATTCTAAGCGAATTACTCTGTTGTTTTCTCAGTTCTCTTTTTTGCCTTTTTGTAAGTTTACCTACGCCGTAATCTTCTAGGTTAATAAGGGACATTTATTAGTTCCTTTGTGCGAGTTAAAGTTTTGCTGAGTCTCCACTTTTTGCTCGCTGCTTTCTCCACTTTTCTACAGCCTGTCTTGTTTTTACCTCCTTTGATGTTTGCCGTGATCCTCTAGAAGCAGCAAACGTGGAGTTTGGATTAGCATCAGACACTCGGTCCATTACTTCGTTCCAACCCCCATCATTCTTAATACCACCAACTCCAGAAACGATGTTCATGGAGCTGATAACCTGTTTAATATGAGAATTATTTTTGAGAAATTTTTCTTTTTCTGAGATTGACATAATGTCATCCCATTCCATGCCGGATTCTTCATTAAAAAATGTATAAGTTGGCATTAGTCCTCCTTATCTCTATTTATCAAATAGTGTCTTTTGTCTCATCAAAATCTCTAGAAAACACGCTTTTGAAATTTTCTTTCCAAAGATCAGAATATTCGCTATCCTGATATAATCTAAAAACAGGTGAACCTAAAGTATGATGAATGTTAGATGGAAGTTCATCTTTTTCTAATCCGTAATAATCTCGATCCATTGGTTCGTCTACTAGATAATTCCATTTTAAAGGAAGTTCTCCAATATCATTATCATCGAACCCTTGAAATCTATGAAGATATGCCGGATCTTTTGTATCAGCTAATTTAAAGGTCATCTGTTTGCTTTTATCATGAAGACAATTCCACAGTGTAACAGAAGACCAGTTCTTTCTAGGATAATTCTCTTGGGGAGTACCATGCATCTTATAACGAGATGCAGAAGAATAATCGTGTTTACAAACAGAAACTGGTTTGGACAAGTCCGCCACTTTTAATAAATTCCAAACAGATTCAGTAAACATCATATCACAATCTAAAAATAAAGAATATCTTTCTAATAAACCTTTATATTTATTTTCTATACTTTCAGGATATTGCATATGTAATCTTGTGATAGGAACACAAAGAAATCTAGTCATAGAAAATTCTGTAGATCCTCTTTTATCTAATTTTCTTGATGTATATTCATTGGCATAAAGTTGATTGTAGATCAAAGGAATAATTACAAAATCTTTTCTATGATTACTATATTTTCTAATTGTATGCGCTAGTATTTTAGCGCAGAAATCTTCTTTAGAATCATATCCTATGAATATGGTTAAAGTAGTGCTTCCTGCTTTTTCTAGTGGATCAAAAAGAAATGTCATCTGTTAACATCTTCTCAAACATTGAATAAGACAAACCATGCATATTATTGGATTGACATCTGTAAAACTCATATTGTTTATCAAAAACAAATATAAAGTCTACAAGATGATTATGCGACATAAACCAATCTAGATATCTAATTCTATTTGGATTATCCGCCGCTCTTGTTCTTGTTTCAGCCTTTCCTTTAAACATATTGCTGATAGATTGAGTCTCGTCGTTTTTAATTAAAGAGTCGAATCCTAATATATATAACACCGAACAACCTGTTCTTATAGCACATTTCATAGCAAACATACCAGTATTAGAACGAGGACGAGGACCAGCGTGTCCATGATAAAACATAGACTCTACATGGTCCTCAATATCTTCTGGATAAATTATAGGGGACTGGTCTTCTTTTTCTAACTGGTCTCTCCTATACTCTTCAATGGTAACATGATAATCTACTTTATTAGGATCGTCAAATCCTTTGTAAGCAACGCCACACGAGTAGATTAAAAGATTTTCTTTATTAACAAGATTATTTAAATTGAAATTTTGTCTTGTAGTACCATTACCTATAATAACAGCCGATTTACGATTTATGAATGGTATGTTCTGGATCATCTTCACCTTCATTTAAATTAAATTTATTTTTTAAAGATTCTTGACGTTCTTCTCTCATTTTTCGAAATTTTTTTACTCGTCGTGGATTATCATAATCATCGTAATCATCATCCCACTTGTTACGGCGAGCCCGAAAAGTCTTAGACATAACTATTACCAATCCTTTGCTTCTGTGAAAGTTTTCTTAATAAGCGCCTTAGTGATTCCTTTATAAGGACTCTTTTTATTTTTGATGGACAACATCATTAGAGCATCGTCTGGATCCATAGATTCCAGAAATTCGATAAACATCGTTTCCCGTTTAATCGGTTTGATGTTTTCATACTGACCTTTAATAAAATACTTTATTCTACGAAAATCGTGATATAGGTAATTTTGTAAATCAGACTCTTTTGGTTGTGGTTTGTATGGTGGATCACCCTCTGGGAGATCAAATAATACTTTCGGATCAAACATTAGTCTGAACATAAGTATCAATGGTATACAGGTCCTTGACGATTCTTGTAAATACGCAATTTTCTCATTTTCTGTCTTTAACTTAGACGCCTTTTCAATAATTTCAGCAATACCATCTTTCATTTAAAACTCCTGAATATCAGACATTAGATTTTTCAACCTCTTCTTAATAAAATAGTTCAACAACTTTGATTTATCCTTTTTTTCATAGTTCTTATATGTATCTATAACTTGTGTACGGATTGTTTCTGGTATACGAGATAGATCAATCAACTGAATGTTTCTCATATAGTTTCGATGTACTTCACCATCAAAAGGAGTGATACCACGATTCATATCATCAATCATTGCAGCAACCTTTTTCTTTGTTAATGGACGCTGTCTAGCACCAACGACGAAAACATCATCACGAGAAAGAATATTAGGTACTCCGTCGCCGGCATCGCCCCTGATAACATGTTCGTAAAGGTAAGCCATAGGATCTTCAACTCTAATAAACTTCTTCGTAATAGGGGAATACTGTTCAACATTCTTATACCTTTGCAATTGTGAAAAGTCTTTATCGCCAGAGACAATCATGATCTTTTCACCATTACCACCAAATCGTTCGACCATTGTAGCAATGATGTCATCAGCCTCGGCAGATTCGATTTGAATTAAGACATATGGAAAATTATCTCGAATCTCTTCTTTGATTGAATTCAGCGTATCAAAGATAAGATTCCAGTCGAGTGGTGATTCTTCTCGACTCTTCTTACGATTTGCCTTATAGTAAGGAAAGATTTGACGACGCCAATAGTTCTTGTCATCGCAACAGAGTATCATTTCTCCGTATTCAGAGAACCGTGTCTTAAAGCTACGGATTGAGTTTAGTACCATGTGACGAATAAGATCTTCACTAAAATCTTTATTGCCACTCGCCAGAATGCCTGATAGACATACCTGTGAAAAATCTAACAAAATCATATCACACCTTATTCTTCGTCATCTTCCTCTTCGTCACCAAATACAATATCGCCATTCTCAATCATCTTCTTGAGACGGTCACGATTGTTTAAGATGACATCATATAAAGGATGTTCGATATCCACACTATTATATAGTATGGCTCTCATCATCTCTCCAACAAAAATATAATCCTTGAAGAATCCAGAATCTTCTATAGGAAACCCTTGCATCATCATTTTCGTAGCAAGACGGCTAAATTCTGTGTTGACTACTTCGTCTACCAACATCATTCGATTGATTGTGATAGCCTTTATTGTCTCTTCTTCAGATTGTGGAAGATTCCTTTCTTTTACAATGGGCGATACACCCATTCGTTCCAAAGGAAACTGAATCACATTGCTCATAATACTCTCACTAATAGTGTATCTTTATTGATACGACCTGTAAACGTTGATGGTTTGGTTGTTAGTTTATCCATGAAAGTCCTGAGTTTGACCTTTCCCGATTTTAGCAACTCACCTAGTTGCTCTTGAGGTTTACGTAACATCTTACACATACTTGTTTCCATATCAAAGTTTTGAAGTGTGGTTCCTTTCATCTTAAAACCACCCTCCAAAGAGTTATAACAAGTCAATTTCTTATACTTAACATTATATACCCACAATTGTTTCATGTCAACAATTGTTTCTGGACTTACCGACACAACTTTCAACTCATTCGATTCTTTGAGATATTGGACGTTTTTTACGAGTTGCGCGGCAGACTTTACCTTTGGTTTACGTGGACGACGTATTACCTTTTTATTATTTATATGCTTGTCTAGTTCAGACAATAGACGTTCAAAAAATGCAATACGATTTGTCAAACCTTTACGTTTTAGATATCCCCAGGCTTCTTTAAGATCCTCACTTTTACCTTTCTTTACTTCCAAGAGTTCTTCATATTCTCTTTTATAATATTGAATGATTTTTTCAGTTTGTGCTTTGTTCATATTCTTGATTCGAGCAAACTGATAGAAATCAAACTTGTCATCTTGTCGGTCTACTACCTCTTCTAATTCGCCAATCCATTCTTTTACTGGATCAATCTTATCTTTTTGTGTCGTATTCTTATTAGGGGATTTTACGACTTTCACTTCTTCCTCTGCCAGTTGAGAAATTCTATTTCGAAGATAGTCCATACGAGAGGAATCGTTTGTGTGAATAATACATGCCCAGTGTGGAAACATAAATTTCCAGTCTGGTTGTTTTAGAATAGATGTGGCAATTTTCTTAGGAAACTCAGTACGAATCCAAGACTTGACCAATTCTATAATCTGTTTATTCTCAACTTCGTATTGAAAATAAAAATCAGCCGCCCGTCCAGGAGTCTTAGGGGCACCACTAAGACCTGTTACTCGGCGAGCAAGTACACGTTTCTTACGAGGTTTAAGAGACATTTAGACTTTTCCTTCATTCATTACCAGTCACCCTAGCGTTACCAGTCACCCAAGCGTAATCATACACCCTAGCGTTATTATACACCCTAGCGTTATCATACACCATAGCGTTATCATACACCTTAGCGTTACCGTACACCCTAGCGTTATCAGACACCCAAGCGTCACCAGTCACCCAAGCGTTACCAGACACCCAAGCGTTATCATACACCCTAGCGTCACCAGACACCTCAGCATTACCAGACACCTTAGCGTAACCAGTTACCCTAGCGTTATCATACACCTCAGCGTTATCATACACTTCAGCATCAGGTCCAACATAAGCGGTCTCAGAAACAGTGGCGGTATCAGCAACCCAACCGCCTCCGTTAGGATGACGGTGAGCGGGAACCGGACCGTTGCCAAAATCAAAAGCAGTCATTTCATTAGTATCGTTCATTTTAGACTCCTTTTAGCCATTCAAAGTTTGGGTCATTTTGTAATTCTACCCAACGTCCGTCAAAATCCTTATTATGCATAGGACCATCAGTTTTGTGTTCACTACGGAGATGCATTTTACCACCTCGTACTTCTTGTACAAACCACAATTTACCATGTTGCTGAATACGGTTTTTACCATGGCGTGTCTTGCCTGTAAGAACAACTGTATCATTAACTTGTAGCATTTCATTCACTCCTTCTTTCATTACCAAACACCTGAGCGTTACCAGACACCACAGCGTTACCAGTCACCCAAGCGTTACCGTACACCACAGCGTCACCAGACACCTTAGCGTAACCAGTCACCACAGCGTTACCATACACCCTAGCGTTACCAGTCACCCTGGCGTAATCAGACACCTCGGCGTAACCATCCACCACGGCGTAACCATCCACCACGGCGTAACCAGACACCCAAGCGTAATCAGACACCCAAGCGTTACCGTACACCACAGCGTCACCAGACACCTTAGCGTAACCAGTCACCACAGCGTCACCAGACACCTTAGCGTCACCAGTCACCACAGCGCCACAATACACCATAGCGTTACCAGACACCCTGGCGTCACCAGACACCCAAGCGTAATCAGACACCCTAGCGTTATCATACACCCTAGCGTCACCAGTCACCACAGCGTCACCAATCACCACAGCGCGACCAGACACCTTAGCGTTACCAGACACCATAGCGTTACCAGACACCATAGCGTCAGGTCCGACGTAGGCGGTTTCAGAAACAGTGGCGGTATCCGCAACCCATCCACCACCGTTAGGATGCTGGTGGGCGGCGACCAGGCCGTTGCCAAAATCAAAAGTAGTCATCTCATTCACTCCTTCATTCATTACCAGTCACCACAGCGTTACCAGACACCATAACGTTATCATACACCATAGCGTTACCAGACACCCAAGCGTTATCAATCACCTTAGCGTTACCAGACACCTCAGCGTCACCAGTCACCTCAGCGTCACCAGACACCACAGGGTCACCAGTCACCCAAGCGTTACCAGACACCCAAGCGTTATCAGTCACCCAAGCGTTACCAGACACCTCAGCGTTATCATACACCTTAGCGTTACCAGACACCACAGCGTAACCATACACCTTAGAGTTACCAGACACCCAAGCGTTACCGTACACCTTAGCGTTACCAGACACCTCAGCGTCACCAGTCACCACAGCGTAACCAGACACCACAGCGTAACCAGACACCACAGCGTAACCAGACACCACAGCGTAACCAGACACCATAGCGTTACCAGACACCATAGCGTTATCATACACCACAGCGCAACCAGACACCCTAGCGTTACCAGAAACCACAGCGTTAGGCCCAACATAGGCGGTCTCAGAAACAGTGGCGGTATCAGCAACCCATCCACCACCATTAGAATGCTGGTGGGCGGGGACCAGGCCGTTGCCAAAATCAAAAGTAGTCATCTCATTCACTCTTTCGTTCATCATGTTTATATAATACCAGAGATTTTATTTTTTGTCAACCCCTTTTTTTGTTGTGATATAAAATTTTTGGTCTTTGCCAAAATCGTAGGTCCATCTCAATCCGGGGCCCCATGGTGTATCTGTTCCCTTCCAATCCATATCTTTGAGAAACTGCTGTAACTCAACACGACCACCATATCTCGTATCGATATAATCTATAAACTCATCACACCAGGGATCGTCTGGTTTGACGTATCCTGCATGGCCAGGCGGTTTTCTCATCGTGCTCGACCATCTCCCATCAATCCAGGACAACTCATTGCCCCAAGAACCCACAATGGACTTAAATATTCCCAGATATTTTTGTCTTGTTGATCCAGCCACTCTTTCTGAATCATTATAGCATGATATTCTCTTCGCTGTGGACATTCGTATAAATCCTCAATGTCATTATATTCTTGATAATGATGAATGAGTTCGTGTAATAAAATGCTTTGATCCCATATATCATTCACATCAAAATCATTTGGTAGATATATCGTATCAGATACATACACTCCCATCACATTTACTGATTTCTCAGGACCTTCATATTTCACTCCTGGATAAACCATATGAAATAACTGTTCTTTATCTTTTAACATTATATCTGGTAAATGAGGTATTGTCAACCCTGTATGAACATTCATCCATATCATAAAAGATGCTAATAAAGTTTTTATTGTGAGCATTTTAAATATCCTTAAATATAAATAAACCGTATAGACAATAATAAGGAGGTGTAAGGCAAAAATGAAAACCGCAATACCGTTTTTGGTATTTATCGTGGTTTTTATGTTTTCATCTTCTGTGTTTGCTCAAAGCACTATTACTACAAATAACAATAACAATAATGTGAATACGAGTAATAGTAGCAGTACTAGTAATGTCGTTACTGACACTGATACAAAAACGATAGTGATTAATCCACCACCCAGCGCTATTTCTCCAAGTATTAATAGTAATAATATGGATCTTTGCACTACGGGCGCGAGTACTGCTGTACAAACACAGATTTTAGGTCTCAGTAAAGGGACCACTGTTCGTGACCCAAATTGTGAGAGATTGAAGTTGAGTAAAACCCTTTATGATATGGGCATGAAAGTCGCCGCTGTTAGTGTTCTCTGTCAAGATAGAAGAGTGTTTGATGCCATGAAAATGGCAGGTACACCCTGTCCTTATCTTGGTCAAATTGGACAACCAGCCGCTGACCAGTGGGATGCAAACCCCGAAATGGTTCCAGATGCAGAATCAAAAGATCTAGATGGAGACAAAGTAGATGACGATGAAGCTAAAGTATTTGGCGTCGGCATTCTTGGCATTCTTGGTTTGCTTTTGCTCCTATAACGCTAGTGCTCAAACACAAACATTTGACACCTCTACAGGTGCTCCTACAATCGTTGAACATAATATCAGCGACGATGGTTACGCACAGGTAAATCTAGGATTTTCATTTCCTTTCTATGGAAATACTTATACCACATCCTATATGCATAGTAATGGTGTTGTTCAATTTGTAAATCCAACGACCCATTGGTGTTGTAATGGTATTAATTTAGACACCAATTCAACCCTTAGTTCGTCTTATAACTATGCAATTGCTGTATTATGGACAGACTTGATAGACAATTCAACAGAAGGAAGATTTTACACACAGGGTAATGAAAATTACCAAAGATATCAATGGAATAATATAAGTGAATATTATAACAGTAATCGGAATACAGTAGGTCTAGAAATTCGTCCAGATGGTAGTTTTGATATGTACCATCAAATGATCAACATACAAAACCATGCTTTCACTATTGGTGTTATAGGCGATGCTACACAAGGCGAATGGACACAATATCAATATACAAATCCAGGTGGTACATTATATAATTTTGGATCTTCTACAGCCGATGATAGAGTAACTGGTTGGTCAGCGACAAATAACGTGTATAGTTATAGTGATGGAACTGCTGGTACTGCATCTGCTTCTGATCCTTGTGATAGTGATCCATTATACTCAGAGAATTGTTCTGGTTACGTTCAAGCATACTATAATCAACAGTGTGAACTAGACGCTCTGTATGATAGTGGATGTTCAGGATATGCTGATGCCTACTTTAGTCAACAGTGTTCTTTAGATGCTTTATATAATGAAGATTGTTCAGGATATGCGGAAGCTTATTTCGATCAACAGTGTTCTTTAGACCCTTTATATAACGAAGACTGTTCAGGATATGCAGAAACTTATTTTAATCAACAGTGTTCTTTAGACCCTTTATATGATATTGAATGTACTGGTTATGCAGAAGCTTATTTCGATCAACAATGTTCTTTAGACCCTTTATATGATACTGACTGCACTGATTATAATGAAACATATTTCAACCAACAGTGTTCTTTAGATCCTCTTTATAATAGTGAATGTCCTGGATACACACAGGCATACTACGATCAACAATGTTCTTTAGATCCATTATATGATTCTAGTTGTCCGGGATATAAGACCGCTTATTATAATCAGCAATGTAGTCTTGACGCTCTCTATGATACAGAATGCCCAGGTTACGCAACTGCTTACTACAATCAACAATGTAGTCTTGACGCTCTCTATGATACAGAATGCCCAGGTTACGCAACTGCTTACTACAATCAACAGTGTTCTTTAGATCCATTATATGATACAAGATGTCCGGGTTACGAACAGGCGGTTATCGCTAGAAACTGTAATATAGATCCTTTGTTTAGTCCTACATGTGATGGATATGCAGCAGCACTAGCAGCGCAACAAGAGAAACAAGCAGAAGAAACAAAAACCGCTGAAGACGAACAACAAGTAGAGACAGTAGCAGAAGCAAATCCAATAGAAGAGACTGTAGTTGTTGCAGTCACAGAAACAAATAAAGAAGAGATTACAACATCAGTAGTTGAAGTTGAAGGTATTCCTAATGTAACTGTAGTTATACCAGAAGTATCACAACTAGATACAGCAACAGCGGCGTTTACCGCACGAGTAGAAACTTTACAAGCAGAAACTAGACAAGAGGTTCAACAAGCTGTAGCAGCAGAACAACAAGCAGTAGTCGCAGAGATTGAGTCTGAGGTAGAACAAGAAATTGAACAACAGATAGCAGCAGAAGTAGAGACTAATACTGAAGAAGTCAAAGAAGAAACAAAAGAAGAAATTAAAGTTGCCGCTGTAGAAGAAAAGAAAGAAGAGAAGAAGGAGGAAAAGAAAGAGGAGACTAAAGAAGAAGTAAAAGAAGAGAAAAAAGAAGAACCCAAAAAGAAAGAAGCAAAGAAGGAAAAAGAAAAACCTTCTAAAGAAGTACGAATTAAACAAGCTATACAGGAACGTATTGAGTCATTAGCAGAAAAGATGGGTGAGTCAGCAGCACTTGAAACACAAGTAGCAGCACAGGCATCAATCGTCGCTATGATGGGATATGTTCCGGGATTTAAAGATTATACTGGCGTGCAGTTACAGGATAAACCTTTTTATGAACAAACACAGATTCCTGGTGGAAGTATACAGGATAACAGATTTATTAGTCGATTCTTGATGAATGATCAGAAGTTTAATGAGTTAGAAAGATCACAATTCAATAATAGGGTAATAGGTACAAGGTAAAATGGCAGAGATAGAATTTGCTGGAGTTAAATTCAAGGGTGGCAAGATGGTTGCTGTCGCAATGGCGCTATCCACTTTAATTGGTGGTTTGTACGGCGCCTTTGAGGTCTATAAAGATTATACGACAATGAAACAAAAGATTACAACATATGTTGCTCCTGATCTTTCTGGCTTCGATAAAAGAGTAGAATTATTGAAACAGAAGGTCGAAGAGTCATATGTACTAGTAGGTGAGGCTCAAGAAACCGCGCGAGATATGCGTACCGATCTAAAGAACGATATGAATCAATTATCAGACACGATATACGAACTAGAGAAAAAGAATTCTGCTACAGAACGCGAAATCAGAGAACTTATGAGATCTACTGAAAAAGATATGAGAGAGATGATTAACTCTGCGGATGATAGAATGGATGCAACGCGAAGAAAAGTAGAATCTGATATTCGCGAACTAGAAGATAGGGTAAACAAGACTATAGAAAAAGCCTTGAATAACCCTCTAAACAAACTATAATTACTTTTCGTGGTCTAATAGGGATTTTAATAATCCCTCCCATTCTTGTGCTCGTAGATCCCAGCTATAGAATGTGTTTGTGTAGAGTTTCTGAAACTGCAATTTTGTTTGCATATCTTCTTCCCAATATGATTCTATAGCCGCATTTAGAACTTGGTAGAACATATGAGCGTGTTGATTCTTATCCTCATCAAATGGATACATAAGAGAAAAGTTAGAAGTAGTTTCTGGAAGTGCCGCTAGAGATGGACAAACTACGCAACAACCAGCACTCATCGCTTCAATCGCAGCAATACAAGAAGTTTCTTGCCATGTGCTGGGGTATGCAAAAATATGTGCTTTTTGTAATGCTTCTCTTACTTCTTGATTGGATACAGTTCCATGGTATGTGATATGTTCATGATCACGACAAATTTGAAATAATTGTTCAAATGGTTCATCTCTCTGTGGCCATCCATAGATATTAAAAGATGAGTATACATCTAGATGAACTCTATCGCCCCATTTTTCAGATAGTTTCTGATAAACAGCTAACAACACATCAAGACCACGGTGTGGTGTAGTGTGATAGATGAGTCTCAATGGACCTTCTTTTGATTTTTCGTGAGTAGGAATAGGTTCAATAGCGTTTCTAATAACAATAGAATCGCTGTAGGGGACACCTAAAACTTTATGATAAGTTGTAAATTGCCAGTGGGATACAAAAACAAGTCGTCTGAATCTGCTCCGATTTCCACTATCACTGAGGTGCCTGGATTCAGGGTCTTCCGCCAAATCGTGCAACCAGAGAATAGGAAGACGATTAGGATCAATATTCCTAACTCTAGATGGAATAATTTGGAATTTATCTAACAACTCCTTTGATAACTTTGAATATAATGCATGTTGCATCATCTCTGTGCCACCCATAGCATTTCTATTCAATTCGTTTGTCTCAATACCAATAGAATTGTTTAACTCGTTTTCATTCATAACTACTTTCAACGACATTCTTAAAAACCTTTAATCAGTATAATAATCTTTGTGATATGGACAATTTAATCTATGACAATTATCTAATGTAGATGTAATAGCAGGTCTTTGACATTCTTCACAGATTTCGTTTTTTCTTGGTACATAAATTTCATCTATAAAATCTGGGTAATCATCTCTTCTATGCGACATAATATCCTCCATTATGATTATAGGGGGAATTTCACCCCCTATAATATATTAAAACCTTTTTGAGATTTTAACACCAACTGTTGTTTCTTGATGTTCTAAATTTCTGTCCATGATAACGTCTGCGTGTGGAGATAGTTGAAACCATTCGGCATCAAGATCCCAAGTAATCTCTGCTTTGTATTCAGATGCATCTTGTGAATCCCAATGTACTAAAGGATACAATCCCACGAGAATACCTAAATTAGTAGCTTCCGCTTCTATACCAAATTCAGTCTTAAAATTTGCTGATTCAACAGAATACATATTGTCTGCGCTAATAATAAAATCAAGACCAGGAACAAGTTCTGGCGCCTTTGTCGTTGATTCTTCCGCCTTTGCTACCGAAACTGTTGTTAAAAATAACAAAGTAACTACAGATAGATATTTAATATATTTAAACATAGTTTTACCTTTTTGTTGTTAATAATATCTCCTTCAAAATTATCATATTATTTATACTTCAAATTTCTCCCAATCCGCCCAACTTTTTAGAGTATCCCAACGAAAGGATCGCCAACCCATATTATCTAGGTCATATACAGGGCGTACTTCTGCTGTCTTTAAAACACCTTCGCCTGAAGGTTGATGTTCTGATGGAATCATATCTTCTTTTAGAGTAGCCTTCATTACACGATATTCACCACTCTTCTTAGTAAACTCAAGACGAACCACACTTGTACGTAAAGCATGAACCAACAAATCACGTTCAAATTCTTGCATTCTCAACTCCCACTATAATGATTATCAATCCAATCACAGAACTCATCATATCCGCCAATATGTTTATCGTTGATGAAAATCTGAGGAACAGTTTTTACATCTGGCACTCTATTTTTCAATTCGTTTTTCCAAACCTCGCTTTCAGAAATATTATACTCAACATATTCAGGAAACATTTCCTGTTTACTTATATAAAGAGTTTTTGCTCTTGTACAATAAGAACATCCATTTTGTGTATATATTTCTAGCTTTGTCATGTCGTACTAACCGCCATTCGAAACTCTCCCTTTGGATCTCCAAACAAGTCATTAGTGCGAACACGAATATGGCGTTTGTTTGTTTCCTTCGTATTTGGATTAGGAATCGTAATCCAAGGATTCTCTAAACGTCGCCACGCCTTCATAATATCATCCAATCGGTCCACTCGCGTAATATTACGTCTGACCGACTTTACAGTAGACCTGTTAACGTTTGGACGTTCACCATTAGATACGTAATGTTTGCCTGAAGCCTTCTTCTTACCCAACTCAGTTTCCTTTCATAAATGATTTAGTTGTCGTAAAATGCGTTCTTTGTTTAGTACTCTTAGTTTCTCTTCCCACTTTGCTGCTTGTTCTCTGTAGTATATATGGGCGTATCTCCATGAAGAGTTTGGAGCTTCTAACAGACATTTAGCTTGCATTGGTTCAAGCCATTGTACGTCTGTTTCATCATGATTTATAAGAGGGATCGTTCCACCATTGAGGAACTGGTCTGTTTGTCCACTTTGCGAAACTTGCTTTTTCACCAACATAATAACTCCTATAAGCGTCTACGAAATGAGAACTTTTGTATTTATCAGGCATTGCTTGTGGAATGGGTGTAAACTTGGCTCGTTGAATATTATTTGGTACATGAGATAGTATATCAACGAGTTTCTCTTCTGTCAAATGTTTTTTGTGATATCGATATGTATATTCACTACACAGGGCTTCAAAATGACATTGTAACCAAATGTAATTATTGTTACATTCACGTGCCCATACCGCAGAAGGATGATTGACATGTGATGCTTTGTAGAGACTAGATTCTAAATTATGATTAGGATGTCGCCATCGTTTGATAGACCTACCGTTAGCAGTCTTATCGGTATATTGTTCGCCATCTAGAATACGATGTGCTGTTGATAGAAGTTGTGCAGTTTCCACAATCATCTTGACAACATGTTTATCACACATCATCTGTGCAGATTCTTCAGGACACGTTGATAGAGCAAAAATATTCATCGGTATTCACACCATGCATCAATATTGTTATAGGTATACTCTTCAATATTACGATAGAACTTACCGGGATTGTTCTTGATAGATTCAGCAGCAATAGCACAATCTCGGTAAGAAGATGTTTCTTGTTCGTATCTAATATCACCGGCAAGACCGCCAAATGAGGTTAGAATGATCAGAAAAACTTTCATTGGTCAACTCCTTTACTAATGTAACGTTTTGTTAGTTGTAGTAGGAACATTGAACTTCTGTACATGACGTTTGCTTGCCACGATACCTTCTACGATACCTTCTACTATATCATCAAATCCGTCTTCTGTCAACATTGTTTTGTATATACTCAATGCTTGGGTTAACATTACACCTGCAACTATAAGACCATTACCATTACAATTATCAATGTGTTTTACTGTATTATCAAGTACCTCGTCGTATACCTGTTCGTATCTAATATCACCGGCAAGGTCGTATATTTGTTTCAGTAATTTTTCATCAATATCAGTCATGATGTAACTACCCTTTCATAAATTTCTTTCCAGTTTTTGACGATTGGATATGAAAGATTCTTTTCATTCATATTGAAACCATGTTCTACTAGAAGAGGTTTCATACCAACATCAAAGCCATCGTCTGCATTCTCTACCTTATCTTCAATCCAGAAGTATCCTGAATCTTCGTAGTGTTCTTTAAGATACTTATC